CTCGCCAGTGTTGCTTCGATCAAAGACTGGCGTGTCATCAACAAATTCATTTTCTTCCTGTTTGACATCGTATAGTTTCATCTTAGATCTATCTATACCAATAGCGAATCTTTTTAATTTATTGGGATCATTATATCTATTTTTTAACTGTTTTACAAGCATTTTCCCTTCGGACTCTAACTCTTCGTTAGATATAAGGGCAAACATTAAGTCGGCAGTAGCGGGTAAACCAAAAGATTCTGAAGTATCTTCTAGTCCAGGATCTGAGTTACTATAACCTGTTCTTGTAGTTTGCGTTGCTGAAACTATAGGAACACCAAACTCTACTGCTAGTCCGCGTATCTCTTCAGCGATTGCTTTAATATACGAGTAAGAATTAATTGCACCGCCCATACCTTTCATACGAGAAGACGAACAAATATTCAGATAATCAATAAAGATAATCTCAGGACGAAACGACTTCTTCAATTTAAGTTCGTTCAAGAGGGCACGAAAGTGTGAAGTATGTGCTTGTCCCGTAGGATATTCTTTAACGATTAATCTACCATTAGTTTTAGCAGCAAGAGCAGCAACCTTATCAGAGAAGGATTGCTTACTAATCCTTTCTAAAGAATCGATAGTCGTATTCATAAGGTTAGCATCGATGCGTTCTGCTATGCGCTCCTCCGCCATCTCTAAGGTTATGTAAAGCACGTTGTGCCCAAGGGAAAGGCAACTAGCAGCATGGTGACACATAAACAAACTCTTACCGACTCCCGTTCCCGCGAGAGCAATGTTAAGAGTTTTGTTGGGCAAACCACCTTTCGTTATCTCATTAAAAAACTCAAGATCAAATGGTAATCGTTCTTCTTGTTCATGATAAAAGTCATAACGTTCGTCAGCGTTAAGAAAGTAATCATGCCCAACGTTTGCATCAAAGCATACTGCTAGTGCCTTTTGGAGCAAATCGGGAATAGCGTTCTTAGTCAAATTCTGATGTGTGCCATTAATGATGTTAATTGCTTCTAGAACACCATTATGAACAGCACGATCCTGACACCATTTTTCAGTAGTGTCGAGTAACCAAGTTTCGTCTTCTTCTTTAGCAGTAAAAATATCGGGCAATATATCTACCGCATGCGTTCTCATTTCTGCATTGATATTAAGTTCGTCTAACTCAATTTTAAATGCTTCGTGAGTGGGAAGTTTGTTATACTTAGAAACATATGCGACAACTTGAGAAAACAACTCACGATAAACGCCTTCGAAGTAATCTTTCTTTACGAAAGGCAAAACCTTTCGCATGTATTTCTCGTCAGTTAATAAATTTCTAAGTATAGTTTTTTCGAGTTCAATCATCTTTTGAGTCAGATTTAATTAAGGAATCATTAGCAGCAGCGTTTGTTAAGATATCTTCTAATATTTCTGCGGCATAATCTTGTAGTTCAATATTGTCTTCATCAGCACTACTATCAGGTGATGATACTACAAAAAAATCAAAATGTAAATACTCTTCCACGAATTTAAGTTTACCAAACCTAATTACTGTTTCCGGAAAAATACCTTTTAGGATTCTAACATCCCAAGACATTTCATTTTCAGAATTAGAAGGAGTTAGTTCATAATGTATACCCTCACAAACTTTTTCTAAATTCATACTTCTTGTTCCAAATCTAGTTCAGCGGGAGTCTGAAAACCAATCTGATACATCCTAGAAACAAATTCAGAGAACTGCGGGTCTTCTAAAATATCTTTCCAGAAATCACTATCCAGTTCACTGAGGCGATGCTTTTTATCTTCACGCGGTTTTTGATACCAACCGTTAGATGGTTTGATAACCCAACCACCTGCCATTGCAATGTCAAGCAGACCAGACATTTCATCAATGCCGCCATCCCAAGATACACTGATGGGAATCTTGCTTTTCTCTTTCACGTATCGAGACTTGTCAACGTTAATGATAAAATCATAACCAGTTATCTCAGTGCCTGTTTTATTCTGACGCCGACCGATAATCCAGATATTATCTGCAGAGTAGTAGATACCTGTACCACCACCAACGATGTCTTTCGGAAACAAACCAATCTCTTTGTAGGTGTGATTAACGGCGAGGAGCGGAATGTCCTTCATCGTTAAATAGGGTGTGGTCATACGAAACAAACCTTTCAGTGCCTTTGCTCGTGACATATCGGCGACAGACTTCTCATCTAGAGCATCTTCGAGTTCTTTCTTAGATGCGAGGTTTCCAATCGAATCGATGACCACAATTACTTTCTCATCCTTAGTGATATTTTCTAACTGAGAAATGAGATCAAACTTCAGTTCTTCGACATTTGTAATAGGAACATGCAACACTCTGTCGAGAGGAATGTCGAACGTTTCGAAATAAGATTGTGGCGAACCAAACTCAGAATCATAGAACATCATGATCGCCTCTGGGTCTGCCTTCAAGTAGGCAGAAGCAATCTTCAGAGCAAACGAAGTTTTGAAATGCTTAGATGGTCCAGCAAGAACAGTGAGACCTGATACAACACCACCGTTAAGATCACCGCTGAGAGCAACATTAAGCATCGGAACATCGGTGGGTATTGGTTTTTTAGTGGCAAAAAATTCAGACTTAGACAATACTTCGGTATGCTTAAGCTTACTGTTCTTCTGTAGTTTAGACATTAATGACATATATTAATCCTTAAGATTTTTATAGTTGATACATTCATCTAGTAGTGTTAATTTTTCAGTTGCTCCAACAAATGCTTTGATATCTTTATTATCATACTCGCCTTTAAACGACTTAGCTTTCTTATAACTGATAGTATTATCATTAGCAAGTTGTTTAATAAATGAAGGTAAAGAATCAATTGCCTTTGCTTCTAAATTATCTTCTACAGAATTCCTAATAATATTATAATTCACTAATTCATAATCAGAAATATAATCATAAAGTTGATTAAAGAATGTTTGTTTAACTGCTTTATATGCACAAATAGATAGTTTTATAATAGAAGCATCTAAAGGAGAAACGCCTTTCATTCTTTTCAAGAACATGTTAGAATTGCTGTTCATAATTCCAATGTGCGCTTGATAAACTCCTTCTGCTGCTCCAACGATTAAAGTATCTTGATTTAATACCTCATCAATATTTTCAGAATCACAAAGGTCTGGAGCATATGCGAATCTAGAATTTAATGTTTTTTCATGAATAGCATTCATAATTCTAGACATAGTTTCAGGAGTCACAACTGTTTTTAATAGTATTCCGCCCACTGTTTTCGATTCAATTTTTTTAAGAGCGTCAATAAGAACAGCATCGTCTTGCGTATCATTAACGTTTAAATTAAATTCGGCGCAAACGATTGATAGTTGTGGTTCTGATTGAGTCAACCTATCAATATCATCATAGACATCAACAATGTTAAGAGGATGGTTAAAAATTGCTCTCTGAGCTTTAACCATGGCAGAATCTTCTCTACCAAAAATTGCTATTTTTAATTTACCCGAATTAGGTCTTTTTTCTTCTTCTTTAGATTCAGAAGAAGGTTCATTTTCTGGTGGAACGATTTCAACATCCATTTGGATGTCATTTTCTTCATCAATTATTTCAATCGTTGAATTTCCTTCATCATTTATACCGCGTGTTTTTGAAACCATATGTGTTAACTCCTGTATATAAATTCAATTGCACTATTTGCTTCTAGTTCCCAAGGTCTGTTTTCATACCAGTTACCTGTTTCCGCATCTAGTTGTTTGCATAGCATTGCTATTTCTTTTGGTGTGATTGGATAATTTGCCTTAACTGCGTTTCCCGCTAGAGCAACCATAATCTGATACATTTTGTGATACCAACCAGTACCATTGATTGCCATATATTCCTGTGCTAATTTCTTAGGGAAGAACGGACAATCTCTATATGATGACCAGGTTATATCTGTGTTCTCTGCTTGTTGTTTCCTATACTCTATCAGTTGTTCTCTCATAGCGACAGGCAGTTTATCTAGAAATGAATTATTAGAAGTTCTCTGAAACTGCCAGGAGTCCATCATTTTTATGGGGTCGATTGTTTCGCCTTCGTTAGTAAAAAAAAAATTATACGCGTTTGGATATATCGCTGGAACATAATACATTCTAGATAAATCTTTAGTTTGCTTGTCGCCTATCTCACCTGTTTCTTTGTTAATAGCAAACCAAAAATGCTGTATATCATGACCAAGAATTTTTTCTGTTAAAGGAAACACGATTCTAAACTTAGGACGCTCTTCAGTGCTACTTGCAGTTGAATAGCAAACATATCTATACTTACCACAATATTTATCAACTGTATTTTTTACTGTGTCATCAACACGTAAATCGTCAACATCAAGAGCACACCAAGCGCCCCAACACATAACGTTCCTATTACTACGCGTACTGTTTTCGATATACACAGCAGGACTAATAAGAGGAGAAGAATTAATTCCACCTTTATTACCACCTTTTTCTGAAAGCGATTCTAATAGAGAAACAAAAGAGGACCAGGATTTTAATTCTTGTCTTCTGTGCGTTTTATTATCAAAAGCGTTTTTAAAAATAGTTAAATTAAACATTACTTAAAAAATGCGGATAAGGATGCTCTTTCTTCTGGTTCCCAACCTATTGCTGAAAGTATAGGACGAAGAGGTTCCAGAAATGATTTATCATACATAGTATTATAATCTATTTTTTCATGTAAAGCAAATTCTCTGGGAAGAACAGAAGAAAATGCAATAACATTTTCCTTAATATTGTTTGGAGTTTTTAGATACAAATATTTTACCTTTTCTCCGTCTTTTATTAGTTCATATTTCCTTTCTAATTTATTTTGTTTAACATGATGATTATACAACAGAGAACCACGAACATGAATTGGCGTTCCTTTAGAGTAGATTAACTTACGATCGCTCCATTTAGTTATGTCTTTTGCGCCACGAGGAAACGCTACATCTTCAGGATCTAACTTTTTGAAATCAGATTTAAATTCCTTAATATATCTTTGCGTTTCAAGTTCAGTACTGTTCAGGATGACAGAAAAAATTTCTTTGAACTTATCTCTTACAACTTGAGGAGTTGATGACTTAACTGCCTCAATCCCCATGATTTTAAGTTTAGGTTTGTCATAACGCACACCTTCGTTATCGTGAACCTGCAAGATATATCGTTTCTTTGCTGTCCATATGCCACGATCCGCGATCGCTTCACGTTTCATCATCATTCGATTTTCATACGAATTAGTTTCTTCTGATAAAACATCATACGCCTGTGCAATCTTTTTCTCAAAATGCTCGCAAACTTTGTCCAGATAATTAACAGGGTTCTTAGGACTGTGAGCAGTAACCAGAGAAGACATATCAATGTAAACAGAGTCAGTATCGATAGCAACAACATAATCTTTATCTGTTCCTAGGATTTTTTGCATCTCGTTATTAACTGCCTTTTCAGCGCATTTGATAGCACGTTGTCCAGAAGTGGTTACACCTTCTGCAATTTTCAGATCAAAGTATCGAAACCACCTGTTAGCAAGTGCGCCATAAAGTGAGTTCATTAAAATTTTAACCGCCATCTGCTGATTATCGTAAATCGTAATTTCGTTTCCTAGTTTCCTAGTCGGCGCTTCCTGATACTTTCTTTTTGCTTCAAGCATTTTATCTTTCGCTTCTACTCTGTCTGCGTAGAACTGTTTGATAACTTCAGGAATAATGCCTTCTACTTCTTTTCGATACTTAGTATTATTTGCTGCTACTGCAAAGTCTCCCTCTTCTTCATACGTCAAAGTTTCTGGAGACATATTATATTGTACAATGATATTAGGATATAGAGAGTTCAAATCAAAAGAACATATCCAATCGTGCATGCCAACGACAGGTTCTTTAACATAACCGCCAACGATCGAAGACTTAGGTTTATCTTCTTTTGGCGGGACCACGATATTTTTACGTAGCAAAGAATTATAGATCACCGCATCCCATACAGTAGTCGTACCAAAAGTATCGCTGTAGTTTGTTTTAGACTTATACGCTATAGTCATAGCAAGAGTGATCAACCCCATCTTCTCTTCTAGACGGTCTACAAGTTCAACGTCTTTTATGTTGTAATCAATAAACTTTTGAAAGTCGTGTTTATAAAGCGCATGAAGAGATCCGTATTCCTCATACGACAACTTGTTCTCACCTAATACAGCGTGCGCAATATGATCAAGTTTATATGACGCCTGTTCACCATATGTTAGTTTACCAAATTTTTGAAACAGATCGTAGTAATCTAGATTAGAAACGCCTTGAATATCATAACTCTTGACATCTTGACCAGTCCTGGTGTGGAAGTTTCTTTCTCTTATTAAACCCCAAGGCGATAGTCTTTTATAAGCATCGGTTTCTAAGACTTTGTTCATTCTGTTAACAAGGTACGGGATGTCAAACATCTGAGTGTTCCAACCTGTTATTACATCAGGACAGTTACTAGACCACCATCCAAGGAAAGAATGCAACAGATTATACTCAGTTTCGCACAAGAAATATTTGGTAGAATGCTCAGATTTTGTTTCATCATAATCATACAATCCGAACACATAATACTTGTCGTCTTGATTATTTTTTACTGTAATAGAAATGACTTCGTGTTCTGCTTTTTCCGGAACAGGAAACCCTTCGTCAGAAGCGACTTCAATATCGATAGTGCATACGTTTATGAGATTTCGGTCAAACTTCACATCTTTAGGAAACGAATTAGCGATGAACTGTATGACAAAATTATCCATACAGTAAACTGCTCTACCTGGTATACCGCGATTCTGTTCAATAAACTGCTGAGCAGTTACCATATCGGGTTCTTCTATCGGAGCAACAGGATGACCGTAAAGAGATTTATATGGCGTAGGTTTATTGGTTTGTACAAATACAGTTGGGCGATATTTAATTTTATCTTTGAATGCAGTTCCGTTTTTGTAACCGCGATAGTAGATAAAACTACCCTTGCGAAAGATGTTCGTGTAAAAATTCATAAGTTTATTATACTATAAAAAACATTCAAAAGAAACTTCAACTAAGTTATTGAATTTAAACGATAATGGTCCGACATTTTTATTGTCCGTTCCGTAGGAGCAGGGAACGTCGGCAAACCCTCATAGATGGGTCAGGGGAGATGCGTCTCCCCCAGTTTCGTTACATGCGCTTAAGTAACACCCAAATCTTACAGTA